AAAGCCCCGACGACTTCCGAAGGTCTGCCTTGGGCGTAAGTCATGAGTCCGAATGAGAAGCTGTCGGTCTGGGTCACTCTCATTGCTACGATCACGCTATCAACCATTCTTTTAGCAATGGTCAGCGGCATGATGATTGGATTGTTTGACGAGAAAGTGGACAACAACAAAATCTTTGAAGCTGTTCTCCCCGCGTTCCAGACCATCGTGGGGGGATTCATTGGCCTGATTACCGGCATTAAGATTGCCACTGACCAACGCACAGACGATAAAAGTAAGGGAAAATAGTGGACTACCAAACACTTTTTAACATCATACTTGGCGTTGTGATGACGATTATTGGGTGGTTTGGCCGCTCCGTGTGGGAGGCCAGCATTGCACTCCGTGCAGACCTTTCTAAGCTCCGCGAAGAAATCCCTCGCACTTATGTTTCCCGCGAAGATTACCGCTCAGACATCCGTGATGTTAAAGAAATGCTGACCCGTATCTTTGACAAATTAGACTCCAAGGTAGACAAATGACGTTTGAAGAATCTTTCAAAGTGCTTATCGGGCACGAAGGCGGCTACAGCGACGACCGTAACGACCCCGGCAACTGGACTGGTGGCAAGGTGGGTGTTGGTGAAATGCTGGGCACCAAGTATGGCGTTGCCGCTAATTCGTACCCGATGGAAGACATTAAGAACCTGACGCTTGAACGGGCGCAGCAGATTTACCGCCGGGACTATTGGGACAAGCTCCACGCTGATGACCTCCCTAAACAAGTGCGGTATGCGGTGTTTGACGGCGCGGTAAACTCCGGTGTTGGTCAGGCTGCAAAGTGGCTTCAGCGGGCTGTTGGGGTTAAGGACGACGGGATTGTTGGGCAAGGGACGTTGGCGGCAGTGCGGGCAATGGATCAGTACAAGCTTGCCGCTGTTTTTATCGGCCAGCGCCTCAAATTCATGACCGAGTTGAAGGTTTTTGATAAATATGGTAAAGGGTGGGCACGGCGTATCGCTGAGAACCTGATTAACCTTCCGTAGGAGGAGCCTCCATGAATCTCAAGTTTTTCCTAGATCGTGCGAAGGAACCTTCTACTTGGCGCGGCGCTGCCATCATGACAGGCACACTGGGCGTTGGGGTTAATCCAGAGGCTATGCAGCAGATTGGTCTGGCTGTTGGTGCTGTCATCTCGGCAATCGAGATTTTCCGCAAGGAAAAATAAATGCCCCTCACTAAGCTGGTATTTAAACCGGGGGTAAACCGAGATCAAACCAACTACGCAGGTGAAGGCGGTTGGTGGGAATCTAACAAAATTCGGTTCCTTTCTGGCTTCCCCCAAAAATTAGGGGGGTGGGCAAAAGCGTCTTTATCTCCGTATTTGGGTGTCTGTCGTTCGCTGTTTAACTGGCTTCCAGCAGCGGGGTATAACTTTCTTGCGCTTGGTACTAGCTCCAAAATTTATGTTGAGAGCGGCACCGCGTTACATGACATTACGCCCATTCGGACAACTTTTACTACCCCCACTACTAATAATTGCTTTACTACTAATCTTACGTTCCCTACTACCGTTACCGTTACTATCAACGCTCACGGCGCAAATAATGGGGATTATGTAGTTTTCATAGGATCCACGGCTGTTGGGGGCGTGCCTGCTGCTAGTCTTAATGACGTTCAGTTTCTTGTTTCTAATGCCACAGCCAACACGTTTACCATCACGGTAGACACCGCCGCAACTTCTGTTGCTACGGGCGGTGGTGCGGGGATTACCGCGTATTTCTACATTCATTCCGGTCTTGATACTTCTGCTTCTGGTGTGGGTTGGGGCGCTCCTCCGTGGGGAGGATTTGGGACGACGCCGACTACTGGGTGGGGCATTCCCTCTGCAACTCCAGTTTCTGCCCCGGTGCGGTTGATTTATTTTGCTTCTAGGTATGACGTTACTACGGATAAAACAGACCTACTCTTTAACATTCGTAGTGGCCCTATCTATTATTGGGTTACGGATACTTCGTTTACCGTAGTACCTTCGGCTGGGTATAACAACGCGGTTTTGATGAGCAGCAAGTCGGGGGCAAATTCGGTTCCAGATCAAGTAGGCCAAATTCTATACGATCCCCAGAGCGGTATTTTGATGGCGTTTGGGGCAACTACCTATGGCGGCGGGGTAACGACTTACGACCCGTTGCTGGTTCGTTGGGCAAGCCAAAGCGATTACCTTGACTGGAATCCTGCGTCTTCTGAATTGTCCACGGCGGGATTCTTAAAGTTGCAGACCGGCTCTACGATCCTTCGGGCAATCCCAAACTTGGATGAAACGCTGGTATTTACGGAGAGGTCTATTTCTTCCGTAAAATTCATTGGTGGCACCGATGTGTTCAACCAAACCTTGATTTCGTCTTCAATCTCACTCATTGGCCCAAATGCGGTTACGGCGCGGAACAACGTGTTGTATTGGATGGGGACGGATAAATTTTTCGCTTACAACGGTCGCGTGGAAACTCTCCCCTGCACCCTGCGTCAGCATGTGTTTGAAAACATTAACTGGACGCAATCAGAACAATTTTTTGCTGCGTCTAACGAACGGTTTTTTGAAATCTGGTGGTTTTACTGCTCTGCTAATTCCCCCACCATCGATAAGTACGTCATTTACAACCACGCCGAAGGGCCAGAAGGGGTGTGGTATTACGGAGACTGTACAAATGGAATGGTTCGCACCGCATGGTCGGACTCCCCGCTACGTCAATATCCGCAGGGTGTAAGCGGGGACGACAACTACCTGTACAACCATGAGTATGGTACGGACGCCGGGGAACTCCCGATGACTTCCTACATCATCTCTAACAATTTTGATCTTGAACCAGATGGGGATAAGTTCATGTTGGTACGCCGACTTATTCCTGATGTGTCGTTCACAGGGTCTGCTTCTGGGACAACCCCCAGTGTGGATTTCACGCTGTACCCCCGTAATTTTCCGGGTGCTGCGTACATGACCTCTAACGAAGAAGGACAAGATTTTTCGCGGACTGTAACGCAAAGTTCGGGTTCGACGGTGACTGTAGAGCAGTACACAAATCAGGTGTTTGTCCGTGCCCGTGCTCGTCAAATGGGGATTTCTATCGAGTCTTCTGGGGTGTTGGGGGTGAACTGGCAGTTGGGTGCCCCGCGCCTCGACATGCGTGAAGATGGTAAGAGGGGCTAACTGTGGCCTTTGATCAGTTCAAATCGTCGCGGCTCCCCAGTGCGCCTAAAGAATATGACCCCGTATTTTTCAATCGGTACTCCCGGTCGTTGGACATATTTTTTGCGGTTTTGGATTCCAAAGCGGGGATGAACATGAGCAGTATGTCCGCTGACAGATTTGTCACGCCATTCACTGCGCTTACGGTAGCCAACGGGGCGAACGACAATTTCAAAATCCCCGCTAATACGTTTTTCAGAATCTCAGCCCCCACGGGGGCGTTCTCCATTACGGGAATTTTAACTGGGGATTCGTTGTATGATTCAACCCCTGCTCTGGTCTACGCCGCGCTAGATGGCCAGCAAGTAACGCTGTTTAACTCCACTACCTACGCTATGACTATTGCAAACCAAAGCGCCAGTAGCGATGCGCCAAACCGCATTATCACGAACACCGGGGCCGACATTGTTACGACAGGCTCGGGGGTGGTGACGCTTATTTATTCACGAGCAGATGCACGCTGGGTCGTCATCTCCGCGCAGCTTTAGGAGTTTGGTATGGCTGGTATTACTTCTCTTGTAAAAACCAAACGCCGTGCAGTAAAAAAATTAGCTACGGGAGGGCCGGCAACTAAGACTGCTACGACGGCTAAGACCACTGCGCCGATTTCTTCTATTCCTACGTTTGGGCAACTTACTGCGCCCGCTACGGCGGCTAAGACTACTGCGCCTGCTACGGCGGCTAAGACCACTACGCCCGCTACGGCGGCTAAGACTGCTGCGCCTGCTACGGCGGCTAAGACTGCTGCGCCTGCTACGGCAGCTAAGACCACTGCGCCTGCTACGGCAGCTAAGACTACTGCGCCGATTTCTTCTATTCCTACGTTTGGGCAACTTACTGCGCCTGCTACGGCGGCTAAGACTGCTGCGCCCGCTACGGCGGCTAAGACTGCTGCGCCCG